TTAGTTTATATATTATTATCTTGATAGCTATTATGATATATTAGAAAGCTATCAATATTCTAATAAGATATATTTATAAAGTAAAGGAGTATAAGAATGATTAAATCACCTTTAGAAAGAATTAATGAATTAACTGAAGAGAAGTTACAATCAATACCATTCAAGTATATGATTACTTTTGAAGGAACTGATTGTAGTTTTAAGGAAACTAATAGTAAACGATTAGTAGACTATATTCAGAATAAATTAGGATATAAAGCTAAGTTATTTAGTTTTCCTAATTATGATAGTAAGTCAAGTTATCTATTAACTAATTACTTTAAGAATACAAGTAAAGTTAAACCATTATTAGCAATAGATATTAGTAATCTATATGCATTTGATTTTTACGATACTTGGTATAATCAAATTAAGAAATATTATGATAATGGATATATTATCATAATGGATAGATGGGTATATTCTAATATCTACTATCAAGGTATACGAGAATTACAAACACTAAGAAGTGATTTATCAGTAGAAAATCTTAAGTATTATTTAAAATCAGATAAGTTAAAAGATTTCATTAATAAGTATGAGAATATTATTTATGATGAAATGGAATTACCAGATACTAACTTAATGCTAAAGATGATTCATGATAAACGAACTACAAAAGAATTGATTCTTAGTAGAAATTCCGAGAATGATATTAATGAAGGAAACTTTAAGTATTTAGAATTAGTGAATGAACTATTTAAACACTTATTCATTAATAAGAGTTATTGCGTAAAGGAAATTCGATTAGATAAGACTAATAAGGAATTCCGTACAGAAGATGAAATCTTTAATGAAGTTAGATTAGAATTTGAAACTAACTTTAGATATCATTTAGATAAATGGAGATTGAGTAATGAGAATAATTGATAGAATTAGAACTTACTTTACTCGAGAGGAAATTGAAGATAAGAAAGTAGAAGTAATTAAGAATGGATTAGATGTAATCCTTTTATATTGTAATTACTTTGATACTTACTTGGATAAGATTAATATTGTATTTTATCTTGACTTTGATGAAGATAAAGTAAATATCTTAGACTTAATGAAGTATGGAAGATATGATAATAGTACACATATCTTTGTAACTTCATATAGAGATTTATTAAATATGCGTTTAGAGAATAGAAGTTCATTGATTGTAGATGAATTCTTTGCACGTATAAGTGATGCATTAAACTTAGATACCATAACAAATCCACGAGCAGAAGATCGTGAAGTATCGGATGCATTGTTTAATATCATTAAAGTTTATGCTGGATATAATGATAGAAAGATTAAACTTAAATGTGGAGTAATTGATTCTCCGAATGACTTTGATCATTATGCATGTGAGATAAATAGACTTGTTGGTAAAGAAGTTGACTTTAGACCATATACTTTGATTAAGATGAATTTAACGGAGATTCCGTTTTACTTCTTAGCATACATTGCTCCGTATGCTGAAAACTTATTAGTTAACATATGTGAAGAACGACCACATGAGTTTGTAAGCAATGATAATTTCATAGCTTCCTTTGAGGGACGTTCCGCAAGTGTTAATGAAACCATTGCGATATATAATGTAATTAATTATGCGGATACATGCCCCGAATCGATACGTACCAGTATACTTCCACAGGGGTGTGCGTTAAATGTCGAATTTACGATTACACTAGATCGTATCTTTACCTGTTTAGATAAGTCTGAGAACGATGTTTTTAAATCATTCTTTAAAAATGAAATATTATTACATCTTTTCACAGAAGAAGATATAGATAATCTTTCATATACTAGAAAGAAGACTGATGAAGAAGTTCAAGATGACTTTGATAAAGAAATAGATGAAATTATTTTAATCGATGATGAAGGAGGTGATGAAGATGAAGACCGATAAAGATTGCAAGTTCATTGCGACTATTATTAATAGTCTTAAAGATGAATCTTGTACAAGATTTAGATTAAAAGCAGAACCATTGTCTTTTGATACTAAACGACACTTAGATATTCAGATGATTGATTTATATATTTCATCTGATGAAATTAGTGTTGTATTTAGTAATGGTTATATTAGAATTGATTTGAATACATTAGAAAGTGATGTAGCTGGTAATACATTCGCTGATACTGTGGAGGTTTCCAAATTATTAAATATCATTGAGACAAAAATATTGTTAGCTAATATTAAAGAGGAGAATAAATAATGGTACAAGTTCCTGGATTGAATATTGATTATAGCAAAGACATGTTTTATTATTCATTTGCATTTTATTCAAAAGATGAAGATCATTTGGATAAAGTAGTTGAGGAATTTGCTGAGTATTATGATAATGATGTTTTAGCATATACTCATGAGACTCATAGAAAAGATGATACATATTACACATACGTAATCTTGAAATTCGATAGATACATTGAAACATTCTTCGATGTAGAAAATAGAATGCAAGAAGCTGGTATCATCGATGTACAATTTGATTATCGTATCATGACATTAGATGATTTCATTATCTTTGAAAGCAATCTATATTCTAAATACTTATATGAGAAGCATTATATCGCTGCAGTGTTTAAAGATAATAACTTACTTGATACAGATATAGTTAAATATTTTGGAGTTAAGCAATATCTTATCGATTATAATATACCGCAAGCTATTATTAATAAATTTGATAATGCTGAATTCTTCCCTGATAAGAATAAAGTTCTTGATGAATATTATAATGCTAATAATATAGATGAACGTCTATACTTTGCAGCATCTGATAATCATTATATTGAAGTACTTTTAAGGGAGCAATAAAATATGGCAAACTATGCATATAACAGTATAACTTTTGTAGTACCAGCTGAAGAGAAAGATATAATTGATTTAGAGTTCTTAGCAACTAATATCAATTATCTCTTCAGTAACGTAAGTACTCAAGTTAATGAAATAACTCAAGCTATATCTGAAGCTTATGAGAAACCAATATATAACTTTGATAGACGTGATAACTTTTGTTGGATAGATGATGATGGTATTTCTTATAATGAAGATTATAATGAATATACTTTCGATATATCCATAGAAAGTGCATGGTCTCCAGTTATTGATAGAATTACAGAATGGGTTCAATCTATATATCCAAACGTTAGCGTTCTTGGATTATGTGAAGAACCAGGATTTGAAATCTATATCAATACTGATACTGAGGGTAAGTATTATCAAACTAGATATCGACTATGGCTAAATGTTGAAGATGGAGATATTAAAGACTATTATTGTGATAGTATAGAAGAGTTAGTTGATTATCTTAGCTTATTTATTAACTTTGATGAAGAACCAAAAGATTTATCTGAAGTTCAAGCTAAAGTTAATGAATACAATGAATCAGATAAGAAGATTAGTGGTATAGAATCTGCAGAAATCTATGAATTTGATTCAGAAGATGGTTGTACATTTGCTGAAATGGATCAGTTCATTCCGCAACCTAAAAATTAACATTATGATAACCCTACTGAAAGGAGGTTATCATGAGAAATCCTTACTCTTTAAGTATGGTACAGCCAAGCTCTAATGGACCAGAGGTTATTAAACTTACTAATATTCCTCCATATGATTTAAATGATTGGAACTTGGCTGACCAAAAAGATTTCAAGAAATTCTTATCAGAGTTAGAGAAATCAGTACGTGGATCATTTGAATACCAACAATATATTCAATATCTACGTAACTCATTCAATATGAACAGTTGTGCGTTTTATAGAAACGTATCAAACGTTCCAAATCCTAAGATTAAGATTCATGTACATCATGATCCAATTACTCTATATGATATCTGTACAATTGTATTCCGTAAGAGACAAACTCTTGGAGAACCAATTGATGAAGAATCTATAGCTAAAGAAGTAATGTGGAATCATTATAATGGATTCGTTGGTTTAATACCATTATCCGAAACAGCTCATGAATTAGTTCATGCAAATTACTTATTCGTACCATGTACTCATGTATTTGGTGATTATAAAGAATTTGTAAATATGTATAAACAGTTCTTTACACTAGATCAATTAGATCTTCTCAAAGATATTGAAGATGCATCTGCATTGTATACTAGTGATAGAGCTAAGCATTTATTTGAACAACGGTTTACGTATGTTGATGACAGTGGAGCTTATGATTTACCAGATAAGCAAAAGATTATTCAAATGCTCAATGAACGTAAACAAGAGTTATATAATTCTTTATAGTTTTTATTTAAGTATAATAATTCCAACATATAGATAATTAAAAGATCACGAAGATTTGTATACAGCAGTAGATGATTAGTCTACTCCAGAGTACAAATCTGATCTATTGGAATTATTATCTAATGAGGTAAGAAAATGAAATTTGACGTTTTAAAAGAATTATCAGAAAATTACAAATTAGAAAATACTGATTCCAATGCATTGCAAGAAATGAGTCATGATCTACATGATATTCTAGAACAAGTAGAAGAACTTCAAGCGGCTCCTGAATTCCCAGTTGCGGCGGTTCCAGTTTTTGAAGCTGTGAAGGAAGATGGTTCTAAAGTTCTAGTGGTAGATGCCTACGACCTAGCTCGATATATGGAATCGGCTTTGGAAACGGATCCTTTGACTGCTATTGGAAATATCAAGTCTGATAACTTGATTCCAGATGATGCTAAGTTTGCGGTCTTAATCGACAAAAAACGCTTAACTAGCATGAAAGAAGCAGCCGAAACAAATCCTAAATCTGGGCTTGTAAACGTTGGTCATGCAACAAACATGCTCAAAAATATTATCAATAAAGGCATTGAATTGGTATCTAAATAAAAGATAAAATTACCCATAGGAGTTAATCTCCTATGGGTATTTACTTTTTATTTTACTCGTTACAAGATAGTAATATAAAGGAGGTGAAACAATATGAAAACACTAGATATATTTACAGATGCATCTGTCTTAGGTAAAGTAGATGTAGTTAAAGGCAATAGAGTCTGTGGTGGTGCAGTATCAGTAATTAATGATATGAGAGATACAGAATATCATTGTGTTATTGATCATGCTACTAATAACTATGGTGAATTGACTGGATTATATTTAGCAGTACAATTAGCTGCAGAATATAAAAATGTGATAGATGAATTCAATATCTATTCTGATAGTAATATATCTGTAAGTGGATTAAAATCATGGATATATAACTGGGTTAATAGAATGGATAGAAATGGTATCATGTATACATCATCTGGAGTTGAAGTAGCTAATCAGAATATTATCAAGAATATAGTTGATTTTATATTAAGTATTTTTGATCCAAATCGACATCAGATCAACTTTATCCATTGCAAATCTCATGTAAGACTAAGCTCTATGAGTAGTTTACAAAGTGCATATAATTGTTTATCAAGAAACTATAGTCTAGTACCAGATGATTTAATAGATAAGATTCCATATATCCAGAAATGGAATAATTATATAGATGAGTCTACTAGAGCATCATTAATTAGAATGCAATATGGAGTAGATTATAAACTAGATGAAGGTAAATGCATACCAGCATTATTTGATCCATCACAAATTTATCCAACTTATCTTGCTATAGTTAGAAGTATTTTATAGGAGAGAATATAATGTCAAAGCGTAGAATTATTTTATTTGTAAAAACAAGAAACTCTAATGAAAATCATCGTTTAGATGGATATATTAACGTAGAAAATCCTACAGCAGAATCTAAAGGATTCTTTACATATTTTGATGATACTGAGAAAGTTCATATTACACCAGTTGAAAACGTAGAATACTTTGCAGTAACTTATTCATTGGTAGAATATGCTAAGATGGAAAGATTAACTGATAAGAAAAACTCAGTAGGTCTAATCAATAGTAGCTATACTATTGATACTAATAGAGATAAAGTTATGGATATCATGGATTGCTTTACTCTAGCTAAAGGTAATAAATATATTGTATTTGATACATTTGGTGAAGAATGCGTTAATCGTATCTTTATTCCTATCCAAACAGTTAAGGATATTATCATTAATGATGATAATAGTGAAGATCCTACACGATATAAAGCAAGTCTATTATTCGATCCAACATTGCTTAGAGCAGCAGCTGGTAAAGATAATGACTATCGTGTATTAGATATCTTTAAGAATCTTAAACCTGCAGGAATTACTGAACCAGAAGTAGTTCAACTATACAAAGCAGGTTTCTATGATTTAGATATTCTTCCTGAAGCTATTGCTAAGGGGCTAGATGTATATATCAATCATTCTGAAGAAATTCTTGAAGAAGAGGATACTCCTGAAGCTGGTAAAGTTCAAAATACTGAACCTTCTGATGATGAAGAAGAAATGACTGATGATGAATTACGTGAAGCTATTGAAGAACAGCTTGAAGTTCCAGATCGGTCAGCTAAAAAAGAATCAGAAGAAGATATTATTGCTAAGTCTTTATCTGAAAGTCATAAAGACTTATATGACGAAGTTACTAGTGAATTTAAAACAGAATTAACTAGACTTAAAGCTTTCTCTAAATATCGTTTCCAACAAGAATTAGCTAATGATCATTTAATCAAGGCTAATAATCCTAATTATGAATCTTATCTATTGAATATTGAAGAGGTATATTACGATATTCTAAGAGAAACAGATCCAGATATTGATATATCTTTTGAAGACCCATCTTTTAAAGATAGCTTATATGATTACGTTCATGCATTGTAATTAATATTACCTCCCTAGGATCATAGTTATCCTAGGGAGGAATATACTCTCATTAATTTTTTATATAGCCATATATTATTACAGTGATCTACATATTTCGATTTTTAAAAGGAGGTAGCCATATGGATATCATTAATTTTGTAGATGAGTTCGGCGTTCCTCGATGCGTCGAAGTAGAATCGATAACAAAAGAGGAGTACGACAGATTTGGAGGAACCGAAATCACATTGTCACTAACTAACGAAGAAACTGATTCACAACAAGGAGAAAATATCATGTTTGAATTTAAACTTAACCCAGGAGTTATCTATGACGTTAACTCAAATGAAAAACCATTCATTCTAACTAGTACTGGTCTAGCATTACCAATTAGTGCTGAAACAGAAGTAGAATTTCATAAATGGCATTATGAACGAGTAGCAGCATACATCGAGGAAAAAGCAGCTATTCTTCAAGAACGAGCTCTTAAGATCTTTAAAGAAGATATTGAACCAGCTCATGAACAAATGATGGCTGAAAAGCATCACCATCAATGTAATTGTGGTTGTAACCATGACCATAATAAATCTAATGGTTATTTTGGTAATCTTATTGCTAAGCATACTGGAACTGGTAAACCTGAAGAGAAACCATATGACCCAGTAGCTGATAATAAGATTCGTAAGCCAAAACCAAAACCTTATAGTGGAATCTTTGGTAGATATATAAATGGGGATGCACCTAATCCTATAAAAGAATTAGTAGCTCCTGAACATCATCAAGACTTCACTAGTAGTTTAAGATACTATATCGATCCAAATGGTGTAGTATACGTTCATCATACTAAGACTGGTACAACTGATGTAGCAGATGAAGGTGAAATCGATGTATTATATCGTCACTGTCCACAGTTTAAAGTAGAGTATGATAATATGCTTAGAAGCAGAGTAGGTAAACCAGTATATACAGGTAATCCTATTCAAGATGCGATGAATGGTATGGGAGGATTCGCTAGATGATAAAGACAGACAATTCTGGACAAGTAGTCGGATTCAGCTTATCCGACCTTAATAATCCAGAAGCGATGGATATCATCCGTGGTAAGATTAAAGCATCTGAAAGTAGAATTCGTAATGAGTTCATGGCTCAGACTTTATCTTTACGGAATGAATATATCAATCGTTTGAATAATATCGTGTGTGGTGTACACACTAGACCAGTTCCATGGAATGAAGCTACAGATGAAAATGAAATCCATGAGTTCTTAAAACAACACCCTGAGTATCAACTAGATTACAACTTAGAGTTGTATGAAGAAAAGATGCTTAGTATGGGACTAGATCCTACTGAAGGAATGTTTAGACAATTCCCTCCTGGGACTGCAGTCCTATCTTCTGGTACAGGAAGACATCTTGCTTATATGGAACAGCTTAAAGAGCAAGAAGGTCTTAATATTCCTGATCTAGAAAACTTCATGGTTGGTGTAACTAAAGAAGCTGATCCAACAGTAGATACAACAACTGATGAAGAATTAAATCAAATGGTACAAAATACATATTTGGCTGATCAATATCAAATGCAAGCAGCTATTGGATTGCCTCCAATGCTACCTAATGGTCAGTATAATTTAGATGCATTAAATGTACCTTTCGGCTGTACGATTCCTTTGATGGAAGTTCCTAAAAGGATATATGACTTAACTAACTTGCAATATCCAAGAGATATCTCTGCGGAAATGCAAGACCAATCTATTCCATATGAAGATAGATTAGCTACTTATAATGCAGTGGTTAAATATACTAATGAGTATAATGAATATATTAAAGGTGCTTGGTATGAAGAAAACAAACAAGCATTGTATAATCAAATTCGTGCTCTTATTGACCAACGCAATACAATTCTCTGCTCTCAATGGACTTACATGCAACCTCAAGTAAGAGCTAGTTGGGAAAGAGAAATTAACAATATCAATTCTAAAGTTCAAGAATTACAAATGAATATCCCTAATCATCCTATGGATGCATTCTATAGATATGAACAACAAATTCTTGAATATAACTATCAAGTTCAAAAGTATAATACTAATAAGCTTAAGTATGAGCATTATAAGTATGAGCAATCTGTAAGAAATAATCCTAACATGGTTACTTTCACTACAGTAGAAGAACTTATAGCAAATGGTTGTCAATTTGATATTGAAAAGAAAGAATGGTTAGATAAAACTGGTCGTCCATTAAACCCAGAGCATGCTCGTATTTATGATGAGATGAATAGAATTAAGTCTCAAATGGAGATTAATGCTGAGGCTCAACATCGTCGTGATGAATATACTGAACAAATGTTTATGGTTAATAGTATGATTAGAGATTGTTTTAACCATTTAGGTTATACAGCTGAAGAGGCTAATGAAGTTGTTGATAGAGATCCATTTGGTATGATGCATGACTTAAACTATAATCCATATTATCAAACAGATGGTACATGGAATAGTTTCGTTCAACGTACAAATCCTCAAATGGGTGGCAATAACTATGATCCTGTGAGCGATAAAGATGTTAATGATTTGACTCCTGAAGAGTTCGAAGCATATGCTAAACGTGCCGAAACGTTAGCTAAAAATGCTAGAGCAGCAGCTGTAATTCCATTAACTACTGAACAAATTCTTAACGCTCAAGCACGTAGAGGTGCTGTAGGACCAAATGGTCGTATTCGTGTATATAATATGAGATCTCCATTAACTGCTAAGTTACAAGAGATCAATGATAGTCGTAA